TTTGGAGCGGGGTAAGAGAATCGAACTCTCCGCATCAGCTTGGAAGGCTGAGGTATTACCACTATACGAACCCCGCATAAAAATATATTTACAGAATTAAGATTAACGTTTAATAAAAACTGGATCTAAATCCTTGTGATGTCCTATTTGATATCTTAACGGAGGAGTATCCGGTAAGATTAATCCTTTATTTTTCCAAACATCTCTTCGTATAACTTGATGTAAGAAATTTGTTATTCCGTCGTAGACAAAGTCACACCAAGGACCTGTTCTTAATTCTTCCATATCAATGTTTGTTTCGTCACACCACTGAATAATTCTAATGTATTTGTTATCAATCTTTACAACAACGTGATATATGTTGTTATCAGCATCTACAATTTCAAAAGATTTTCCGTGTTGTTCCGCCCACAATTTTGTTGCTTTAAAAATATCGCTGACAAAAATTTGTTCGTTTGTAGCATTTCTGCCAATTTCACTACCTGCTCTAATTCTAGAATGTTGACACCAATCAGTACTGGTAATTTCGTTTAGAATAAAATCTAATTCTTCCATACCAACCATAGTATAACCAACATAAGAAAGTCCGTTGATATATTCGTTAACATTTAAAATTCCTTGTATTTGTTTTTCACGAACTTTGGAATTTCCAATGTAACTAGGATGATTTAATCCTATAGTAACCGTCATATCAACATTAGCTGAAGCAAGATTTTTTACAAAATCAATATCGGCAAACTTAACACCGTTAGTTAATATTTGAGGTAATTTGCCTAGCCTACTAACTTCAACAACTAAATCTTTTATGTCTTTTCTTAAACTTGATTCGGCGCCTGCTAGAATAACATGATATATGCTTTCTGGATATGCACTAAAACGTTTAACTAGCTCTTCCAGCGGAATATCTTTAATTTTGTTATCGGGTAAATGATAACAATGGGGACATTCTAAGTTACATCTGTCTGTAACTTCGGTAAGAATATAATTATCAAAGTTCCACATTGTATCCATGTTCTTTACTAGCCCATGATAAAATTCAGAATCATTTTCAATTAGATTATGACTAAATCCGTGGGTTATACAATGCTTACAAATATAAACTTTATTGTTTAATTCGTATCTATATGCAGGAACATGATAGTGACAAGATTGACAAAGACTTATTGTTGGATCCAACAATGTTCCATTTAGTTTTTTTATTTCGTCAATAATGCTGTTTATAGCACTATCTTTAAATTGATCAAGTCCGCCGATATTCATGCTTCTATTTATTGACTGGACTTGATCATGCTTGGTCGGTGTGACACGATTCGAACATGCGACCACCTGGTCCCAAACCAGGAGCTCTACCAGGCTGAGCTACACACCGTTATTGGTTGCGGGACCTGGAATCGAACCAAGGACTAGAGCTTATGAGACTCTCGAGATACCCCTTCTCCATCCCGCGATAGATCTTAGATAATGCCTTCTGCTTGCAATGTTTCAACAACATCCTCACTCAAAGGAATTTCTGTCTTAATGTTTAACTCAAGAACTTCGTCGTTGAGTTTTTGCTTTTGCTTTTTAAGAGTTTGAATCTCACTCTTAGCTTGATTCACTTGTTCTTTAGACACTACGGTTGTAGTGACATGATCGTTGTAACCGTAAATGCTACGACGATTATCTCCTTTGTCTTCTGCAATTTTGCGAAGTTTACCTTTTAAAACTTCTACAGAAGTGTGCTCATCAAGTTGAGCTAGAGTTTCTAACTGAGCAATACGCTTGTCAATAAACGCTGCCTTTGTCAAAGCAAGGTCGATACCGGAACTTGCGTTAGCCTGAGCTACCAAACCACGAATGTTGTACAAAGCCAGAGTTAGTTTTTGACGACGTGCATCTGCATAAAACAACTCGTTGTTGGCTTTTTTAATTTCTGCTTCAACATCCTGGAATTCGTTGATGTTGATAGATGTTTCAATCTTGATGCTTTTAACTACATCGTTGATGTTGTTTTGAATTGCATTTGCTTTGCGTAGTGTAATGTTCATTTGTGTCTCTCTTTTTAAAAATAACGGGTTGGTAAAAGGTCAAGTAATAGACCGGACAATTGACAAACAGGGTTTCAAAAATCCACCCTTTGACAACGTGCAATAGACAGGCGACAGAGGCCTGAATATTTCCGATCAGCAACAAACAGGTATAGTGGATATCGGGTCACTCAAGCACGAAACGTTTTCAAGACGTTTGCCATAATTGGATGTTCAGGATAAAAAGTCCTAAACGCTTGTCTATCCTCATCTACCTTTCACCTCACCGGTTGATCTGAGACGCGAACGTGATCGCATCGCGGGTGCCAGCGAAGCAGCTAAACGCCTTCACGCTGGTGTCCGTGCCTTCGCCCGTAATGCTGGTCTGCGACGGGAGCAGGTTGCTGACATACAGGGTGAAGCGATCGATCATGCCGAGGCGGCCATTGCGCAGCGGCGAGAGCGAGTCGTTCGTGATCGAGGCATCCTTGAGGTCGGAGGTCTTGATCTTCGACGCCATCCACGCCGGGATGACCACGAAGCGGCCATCTTCCGGAGCGTTCTGCTCGTCCAAGCACTGACCCATGGCGATCAGGTAGTCGATCACGTTGGTCGAGGTGACCTTACGGGCAGCCTTCGATCCACCGGTCGACACGCCAAGGTTGAGGTCGCCAGAGATAACACCGGCAGCCGCGCCCTTGTTGCCAGAAGCCGACGCGCCCACGAGCGCACCCAGCACGTCCGTGTCCACAGCGATCTTCATCTGCTGCGAGGCATCGTTCGTGAAGATGTCCATGAGCTTGAGGTCAGACTGGATGTCATCCACGTCGTCGACCACGACCGAGA